GAGTAAATTCTATGGGGGCTATTGGCCCGGTTTCATAACCAATTTACGTGCTACAGTAGGCACGGCTGTGTACAACAGCACCAGTAGCACAGTTACAGCACCAATAGCACCATTAACTAGCCTGGCTAATACCAAGTATCTGATGTTGGGTGCGGCAGTTACTACAGATACATCAGGTACACAAACTGTGACCAACAATGGTACAGTTACACAAACTGCTACTAAACCATTCTAACGTAAAATTTAGATACTAACAGAAAAGCCCCTTTCGGGGCTTTTCTTATTTCATTTTTTCTAGCATATAGTTTGTGAATTTGTTTTCACACATTGCCGGAATATCAATGAATGGATCTTCTAAATAGAATGGACAACCGTTTTTCCATTTACCATTTTTCTTAAAGAACTTAAACTCTTGCAAATCTTTTTGATTTGCAGGATCAAACTCTTTACGTGGATTAAACGAACGCCTAAATGTAGATAGATTCATATTAACAGGGCCTGAGCCCTAGTAATTAAAAAGGAGCGTCTTCGACTGCCGCAAGAATTTCTTTTACGGACACTTCCTTAGTTTTCTTACCACGTGCTTTGATAGCATCGATGCTTGGCTTAGTTGTCTTAGTTGTCTTAGTTGTCTTAACCTTGACAGTGCCTTTGCTTGCTTCTTTGACACGGTCCTCGATGCAATCGGCAATAGTTGCCTGATCGCCGGCACTAGCGAATTCAGGTTGAGTTGCCATATACTTGAGTGCTTCAAGCTTGGTCATCTCTGATGGCAACTCAATGAAGTCAACGCGGGATGCGCCACCTTTAGTGAATTGTTTGATACGGCGAACCATATCGTCTGTGAAGCGAATTTTTGTAGAATCGCCATGTGTAGTAATACCGACAACTTTGAAAGTTTGATTAGCCATTATAGTTTCCTTACTGTTAGACTAGGGTTGATAAAAAGTTTGTCATTTGACAGTTATTATTGTAACACCGGGCGTAATAACTGTCAACCATTTGTTTGCCCGAATTTCAGTAAACCGGAATTGCAGATTCCGAAATCAAGAGCCTACCATACATGGACCTTGCCATTTGAATTGCCGCAAACGGGTTGTCGGCATTGACATGTACATAACTAAAACCAGCGCCGGGCTCGTCTTTCCACTTAACCATTACTTTATATGTGTTCATGAATTTTCTCCTTAGTTAGAAACAGTGTAGGGCTTGTCCCAAGAACCGATGTTCACATCCACATACCAACCCACATCAAAGTAGTCGGTTTGAATGTCCGAGTTGTTGTGATTACCTTTGTTCATTGCAGTGAACACTTCCTTCAAAAAAGAAAGAGCCTTACCCGTATAGTGTTCCTGATACCAGTAAGGGTTAACATCTATGGCTTTATTTTTGCGGAGATAGTCAATTTGATTTTGATCCATTTTGTTGCCGTAGTGTTTGTCGGCATCGGTCTTGATATAGTTTTCAATAAAGTCAACAGAACCCGACTTGATGTTCAGTACAAACGTAGAGTGGTTGCGAACAGCAAGTGAGCCCTTGACACCATACTTTTTCAGGATAGCCTTGATAGCTGGAGCACGTTCTTGTTTGCGTTCTTGATTGAAGTAAGCCATTTCGTTTCCTTTGTTCGACTGTTTAAGATTCTATTATATACCCAAACCGATTTATTGTCAACCTTTTAGATACCGGTAACAAACACACGAACCTTACCATCAGCAGAGTCCTTTGCGGCTTCAAATCTTACACCCTCTAGACCCTCACAAGCGGCCTCAATATTATCACTGAGAAGGGGCCCTATGCCATTGTGTGGATTAACAGCCTCCAACATACCACCTAACGGGGTACGTTCCAATTCAATCACTTGACCTAGGGTCAAATCCTTTTGTGCCCGTAAGATAAATCCACGCAAAAATGATTGGTCGATAAGATTGTTAAGTTTTGTTTTAGACATGATTTTCCTTTAATTAACTGTTTAAGATTCTATTATAGCACAAATGCCATTTATTGTCAAATTTTACACCAAGTCAACTTGGACTTGTTTACCCCGGAAAGTGTCACCGAGACCTGTAGGAGCTGTCTCGTTTTTACGTTTGGCTTCATAACGCAAATAAGACAATTTAAGCATAGCATCCCAGCAAAGTGTGCGGGCATTAACTGTAGCAAATTGCTCGGTCATTTGTTTGACTGTCATATAGAAACCAACATCATTTTCAGAACCATCACCTTTGAAAATAATACGGAATTTTTGAGAATTTTTGAAGCCGTCAATCACAGTTTTTGTACGCATTTTCAAGTCCTTTTCTTTACTGTCTAAGATTCTATTATATACCCAAATCCATTTATTGTCAACCTTTTTAGGCAAACATTTTGGCGCCTTCTGCCATGATAACACGGTATGCATCAATGGTTTTTTGGGGCTGTGCAAGAGGATTCTTTTGGATGAACTTCATAGTTTCCAAGAAACCCATACCCAAGAATTTTGACTCTTTTTCAATGTGTTTGATTGCTGTTGCGATTTGCATTTTGTGTCCTTTAGTTAACTGTCTATGTATGTATTATATACCCAAATCCATTTATTGTCAACCTTTTTAGGCGAACAAATCACCGTACATTTCTTCTTCTACAGCGTCAAAATCATTGCGGATCCACTCGATGGTGTAGCCGTTCAATGCGTATTCATCAGCCATCTCCTGCAATTTGCGCAGGGCTTGTCCGGCAGTCAGACCCTCATTTGCCATCAGGCTCAGGTTGCTACAGTGGGCAAAGTTGTTGCTGTCTTTTTGTGCGCTGACTTGTACGAATTGCTTGGTCATTTTGAGTCCTTTAGTTAACTGTCTATGTAATGATTATATACCCAAATTGATTTATTGTCAACCTTCAGATTGCGCGGTACAAACCAAGCAAACAGATAACAACGGAAACTACGTTCACCACAACTTGAGCATTGTTGCGTACACGCAACGCCCAAGTCATGAACAATATGGTTCCAAAAGTGAATGCTATAATATTATAGGGATCCATGTTTCCCATCGAATTCAGGATGTGACCTGCTACGATAAACACAACCCCTGCCCATTGAATGATGTCATTTGTTTTATTCATAAATGAATTATATACCCAAATCCATTTATTGTCAACCTTTTTACTTCGAGGAAGTAGTAGTGGTTTTGAACAAAAAACTACACAAAATTGTCAGACCCCAAGCTTGGAGCCAAGTCACCTCAGAGACACCTGCTACAGCGCCAACTAAGCAACCGTTCCAAAGCATATATACGGGCCAACTCAGGATAAAACTGAGAACGGTCAACAGTGCAATGCCACCGACAATGATGGTGAGACCAGCTAGAAAATTCATGATTACTCCTTAAGCGGCTTGAAGCATGTTAGCGGGGACTCGCCATGAGCCACCGAACGCCTTGCCGTTTTCACGCACAATGATAAACTTACGATTGACCTTCTCAACCGTACCGAGAATAGTCTGACCATTTCGGCTAGAAGTGAATTTCACTTGAGTACCTTTGACCAATGTAAACTTGGCTTTTGCGGCTAGCTGATTCTTAGCAAACTTAATTGCCATTTGAATAGAGTCCAGTTGTTCGTTAGTGAACACACCCGAAATGATAGTAGCATTGATATCTTGAATCGTTGACATGTTTTCTCCTGTGTTTCAGTGTCAATACAAGTATTGTACTCCCAAATCCATTTATTGTCAATCCCAATTTTCCTCGCGGGTAGGAGGAAGGATGATTTTTTTGTTACCAAGTTCATCGTATTGGAACGGCACGCCGTTGATAGTGTGCGGTTCCTGTTCATCGTATGTCCAGCCCAATGCTTTCATCATGCGGTGCTTGACTAACAAGTTAGGGCTACGGAAAGCTTCGGTGTCATCAAAGCCAAGCATGACGCCGACTTCACAGACGGCACCACTACGGCAAACACCAGCGACACAGTGGACAATCACGTTCATGTGGTTAGCAAGTGCGTGTTGTAAATGTGCAACAAGCTGGTTAGCCTGTTCATGACTGCAACGCATAGCCTCATCCAGTGCGAAATCATGTTCCTCAATGTCAAGGAACTGGAACTGATGCACTTCTTTGAAGTTGTATTTGGGAGTAGGAAAATCGCCAGGTGGGTCAACAATCTGAATCAGCATGGCGTTCGCACCGGGGTTGATGTGGAACCCCTTTGCGATATCGCTTTTTGCAACGTTTTGAATCCAAGGCATAATATCTCCAATAATATGTGAGTATACTACACCATGGATTTATTGTCAACCGCGATTTATGAGTACTTTATCAGCAAGGCCATAGTCTACGGCTTCTTGGGCACTCATGAAATAGTCACGTTCCATGTCCTTTGCCAAGTCTTTGAATGACTTGCCTGCACTATTGTGGTCAACGTAGATTTGTGTCAGAGATTTTTTCATAGCCAAAATTTCTTTGACTTGAATTTCCATGTCAGTAGCTTGACCACGTGCGCCACCTGAGGGTTGGTGAATCATGTGTCGTGCATTAGGAAGAATCATTCGTTTACCTTTTGCACCTGCTTGTGCAAGTAAACTACCCATTGAACAAGCTTGACCCATAACGATAGTAGTTACATCAGGCTTGATGAATTGCATTGTATCATAGATAGCCATACCAGCAGTTACACTACCACCGGGGCTGTTGATGTAGAGACTAATGTCCTTATCTGGATTCTCTGATTCTAGGAACAATAATTGGGCAACAATCAAGTTTGCCATTTGATCGTGTACTTCACCCTCAAGCAAAATAACACGGTCACGCAATAATCGGCTGTAGATATCATAACTACGCTCACCGCGTGACGTTTGTTCTAAAACCATTGGCACTAAAGACATAAACTTCCTTTGTATAAAATAATTACTATTATACAGGAAATTTATGAAATGTCAACGCTTTTTACGCCCAACGTTACCCACTTCTGGTTTATCAGTTGTTTTTGATCTTTTAGATGCGCCGGCAATGTCAGCGGCTGCTGAGGTAAAGTCTTCTTCACTACCGGTGTCATCTATTTCTTCTTCACCCGGCTCTGAGCTTACACTGTTATCAGTTCTACCTAGCTTGAAACTGAATCCATTTGACAACGGGTCAGTGGTACTTGCTTTGTTTTCCAAGCTAATTTTGCCGTCTAGTTTTGCGGGCCATTGAGTTGCAAATGTTAGTTCGCCTCCCTTGTAGTCACAATATTGTTGGATGAAGTTCATTTCCAAAATCTGCAAGATAGCGTCTTTGAATTCAGGAATAGCATCTTTCTTATTGATTGCTTCATCAACTTGTTTTCTAATACCATATAATATTTTACCGCCTTCAGTTCCACCACCAGTAACATTAGACCACAATGACTTATACTTTTTAGGCATACCTATCGGATTCGCTGATTTTCTAGAATCATTACTCTGCTTACATAGTGCAGGTAATTTAGGTTCTTTTTGCGAGAACGGCAAGAACGGATGATATCTCTCATCGATTGCTTTTGGATTTACGCTGTAAATTAAATCCATCAGATTAAAAATGGACATTAACACAGAATCATTTTTGCAAATGTCAATCATTTCAACAACAGTTGCATAGTTAGGATCTGATTTAACATGTTCAGGGATTACAAGACCCGAGATAGCAGGAGCTGCGCCGCCCCCGGTTCCTTTACTAGAAATATTCAATGTGTGATTTGTAGTACTATTAGTAAGTGTAGCAAAACTATCAGCAAGATTATTGTTTGCTTTGCTAGGAAAATTTAATGAAATTTGATTGATATCTCCGCCCAACCATTCTTGAAATTGTGCTTTACGTGGGAAGCGACTACGATTGTACAGTAACGCCAATACACCTAGATATTCGCCGGCATAATCAACAATTGCTTTACGTACTTTTTCTTTTGCCGCTCCCTTGTATTCCTGAGGCAACATAACGTATTCACCTGAAACGATATATTGAGCCAATTGCTGAATTACTTGTCCATAGTCAGTACCGGATAATGTTGGGTTACTTGCAATAACGTCATAAAAATCTTCTGCTGGATAATTTTGATCTACAATTCCAATTTGACCTGGTTTTACTAATAGTGCTTCTTTGCCTGCGGAACTAGGATCTTGTCCGGCTTCAGGTGCAGCGCCACCAAAATCTTTTGTTTTGGCTAGACTACTCAAGGCTATCTCGTCTCCGTCAGATAGTCTTGCTTTTAAGCTACCCTTGAACATATCTTGTGCTCTTAAATTTAAGAAGCGTCTTGCCTCTCTAGGATCAACGATAACTTTGTCCCCGTCTACTGTGGTAAAGGGTTTTTTACCTTCTATGTATTCTATAAATTTTTTAAAAC